TTACTGCACAAAATACCTTCCAAAGTTACTATCTATCTCATAAAACATTCTCATAGCTAAAGCATCAGCATAATCAGGAGAACGACCTAGAATAGACTTGACTGTATCTTTAGGAATTATCTGTAGTTTATTATCTTTATCTGCGTCCTTAGTTCTGACTTGCTCTAGCTCCTCAGTTATGTAATTCTTAACATTTACATCTGAACAACTTACTCCTATCTGTCCTTTGTTTATTTGGTCTGCTAATTTGTAATAGCATTGAGTTTTTAGGTTCTGATAGTTCTCACCTTTTATAGGTCTTGCATTATTTGTAAATCCTTGACATCTTAAGTAATCCTTCACACCACCACCTACTCCGTCCTCATCTACTATTATATTCCTAAGATTAACTCCATTCTCTTGTTGTAGTTTCTTAATCTCGTCCACAACCTCATTTACAGCCGATTTGAGGATAGTTCTTATATATCTAATGTGTAACCCTTGCCAAAGCATTATGACCGTCTTATCGCTTCCAAAACGTGCTACATCACAAGTTATGTATTTATCACCTTCTATTCCTTTCTGACTGAACATACTCATTATAGAGTTGTAGTCAATAAGACTATCAGCTGTTGCGTCATATTCCCAATTACCAAATAAAAGTCTTTGCTTACTTAGTTCGTCTAATTGAGATAGCTGAGTTTCGTAATGCTTAGAGATATAGTTATTATCTATCACTAAAGATTGAATGAACTTTCTGTAATGTTTTATTGTATTGTCTTGAGCAGGTCTGTAATACTCTGAGTACACCCAATTCTTTGCAGGGTTGCAAGTCATAAGCATCTTAGGTATTAAGCCATTTTCGTCAAGCTTGTATCTTAGCCTTGATGCTACTACGTTTTTAGCCTTCTCAGTAATTTGATTTGCTTCATCAATGAAAGCACCTGTTATTTCAAGCGAACCTAAACTATCAAAGTTTCGGTCTGATGGGTATAAGAACAAGTCCTTTAATATTATCTCAGAACCATTATAAAAGGTTATCACATTACTTGATCCATTAAACGTGTAGTCCTTAATAGCTTTTAAGTTCCACTCGGTGCATACTTCAAAGAATGTATTTAATGTAGTCTTTTTTAAAGCATCTAGCTTTGACCTTCCCATCAAGTATCTAGTCTTTGGATATTGAAGACACATAGTAATTAAGTAACTACATCCTACCCAAGACTTTCCACCACCAGCTGCACCTCCAAATAAAACCTCTTTAGTCTTATCATCAAATAGATACTTTAAACACTCTTTCTGTTTAGGTGTAAATTGTGGATTGATTTCTAATAGGTCAGGTTTAATCACCAAGATTAATATTTATTTTGATACGTTCATCACCTGAAGTCAAGTCTATTTCTTGTTTCTCATTATAACCTCTCTTACGTCCTCTAGTTCTTAGGAAGAAAGTAGTAGCAGTTGTGTTACCTTCCTTTATTTGTTTCTTAAGACTTGTTTCAGCAAAGTCAATAAATTTACTATCTATATCATCTACGGCTTTCTTGTATTCTTCATCACTTTGCATCCAAGCATAGTGTCGGCTTCTTGTAATGTCTGCTTTTTCACAAGCTTCAGTTACTATACCTAATGACATCTCTAGTGCAGCTAGTAGCTTCTTTTTACCCTCCTGTGTCCTCTTTTGTTCTGTTTCCATATTATATAATAGAAATTACTCGTATTCATTTGGTAGCATTAGTCTGATACCTAAGTCAGTCATTGCCCATATTCTTATTTGGTCTGCATATATCTCAAAAGCTTTGCTATCCATTCTTGCTGTACTCTTAATTGTTTGTAGCCCTACAGTCCTATCGTTTACCTCTATGCTATTCCATTCACTTGAGAACTTTAATTTTAAAAGGTCGTGAATTTCGTCTGGGTAGTAGCCTAGTTCATTAGATAGTGTCTGTACTATACAACTCCAATAATAGTTATTCTGCATATTGCTCCTTGTGTTTCTTTGTTTCTTTACATCTACTAAATAGTCATTGCCTAATTCCTTTAAATAGTGTATCAGGTTTTGCTTATCTTTATCACACTTTATTACAAACTTCATTAATCAAAGGATTCATTGATTCCCCTTTCGCCTACTAGCTTTTCTTTTGCTCCAGCCCATAGCTTATCTCTGTTCTTACTTAGGCTTGGCTCTGTTCTCTGTAAGGTAGGTATTCCTTCTACAGGTACGCTATCCATATAAAGACCACATTCACACTCTGATTCCTTGGCTTCCCAATTTCCATCTCTAAAAACTATTGTAACCTTAGATAGTTCTCTAGTCTTTCCACATTTACAAGTATATAGTGTCATCTCTTTAGTTTATCGAGTTCAAACTCTAAGTGGTTTATTGCTTTCTGTATGCACTCAATAGGACTTGCGTGTTTTCTCTCAGCTCTCAGCAAGTAAGTAACAGCCGTTCCTACGTTGTAAGATAAACCAAAGTCTTCTATGACCTTGCGAGCTTCAATCTTATACCGACTTCCTATATAGTAACCTGGTATTCTATTTTTTTTCATTAATTCTATCGTGTGCTAGTCCTCCTGTTAGTGTTTCTACCTTATCCATTTTCCAAAGTAATCTTTCTTTAGATCTTCTTTTTATTCTTCCTTCTATTATTGTCATAATTATAATTATAAAAAAGAATATTGCTACTATAATTCCAAGTAATGTAAATATCATCATTTTGTTAAAAGTTTAAGTAATTGACTGCTAGTATAAATCCTATCATCTCCATCATAGTTTTCATATATACAGGTAAAGTTGTCATCTTTCCAAGTCCACAAAGCCCTGACATTCTTTTTGATATTATCTTTTAATATCCATTTAATTGTTTTGTATGTTCTTTTTTCTTCCATAGTTTAATATCCAAATTCTTTGCAGCGTTCATCTTGCTCTGTTAATTATATTTCTTTTAGTTCTTCTTTTATCATAATTCTAATGCCCTTATTAGTGAGTGGGTCTTTACTCTGTTTATTTTAATATTAATTTAATCTTTTGCCAAAATGTCATTTGTCTATAATCCCAATAGAAATTAATCGCTTGTGGTACTCCACTTTGGAAACAATGGATTTTAGTTGCCGCCTCTTCATAATGTTGTAAAGCATCTTTTCTTAAATCTTCTAATGGTGTTTGGTAAGTACGTTCTTTCATAATTCTATTCGCCCATTTTAGTGAGAGGGTCTTTACTCTTTATTTTAAATTTTCTTTATTTCTTTATAAAAGTTGGCTGAATCTTCTAAATCCTTTTTAATTTTTTCTTTTAAATACTTCCCCTCTTTTATGATAACAATAGCAAATAAAATTACTAATAATATTTGAACTGTTATGTATGATTTTATCACTATATCCATAATCTATCGCCTGTATTAGTTGAGAGGACTTTACTCTTTTAATTCTCTTTTAAAATAATACCAATAAGTTTCTGTTATTAGATTAGTTTCTTGTATTTTAATAACTCCTGTCATTTGCCATCCATCATTACCCATCATATTTAATTGTTCTTCAGTTGCATTTGAAGGGTAAAACTTTTCTATTGCGTATTCATATTTCATATCTATTCGCCTATATTAGTGAGAAGGACTTTACTCTTTGTTAATCTTATTCATATCAATTGCTAATCCTTTTGGTATTAATCCGAATACATCAAAGTGGTATTGTAATAATAATTTATAAAAAGCTAATGATATTTCTTCATTAATTATTGCTTGGTAACAATCTTTTTCCGAATTATAAAAACTCCAAGCCAACATATTGCCATCAAACCCTTTTAATTGCTTTGATAAATCAGATAAAGGTCTTAGTATTGGTTCGTATGTAGAGTAATCGCAATAATTATCATCTAAATGACGTCCTACCATAGTTTCTACTTTATAAACCAATTCAGATTTAGGATTATCTTTATTACACCTTTTCCATTGCAAATCATAAGGCAAATAAGGCGCTAAGTATTCTATTTTCATTTTCATAATCTATTCGCCTATATTAGTGAGCAGGGCTTTTCTCTTTGTTATTTAAATTATATATTTCGTTTGCTTTTTCTATTGCTCCAATTCTTGCGTGCGTTCTGGATTCATATTCGTTGAATAATGGAGAATCATCTGATGGTCTTAAAAACAAAGAATTTATTACGCATCCCTTTAGTATATGGAATCCTATTCTAAAACTTTTAACTCCATTTCCCCAATTTGGTATTTCGGTTACATAAATATCCACACTATCAAAGAAGTCTACATACACTCCGTATTGCATTGATGGAGTTATAAAACTATCTATATTATCTATTTCATTTAAAAACTTTAGTCTGTCTGAAAATTTAACCTTCAAAACATTAGCCAAATATCTCCAAAAATCTACTTTACATTTTCCTGTTAAATTCATATCTTTATTTATTTAGTGAGAAGGTTTTTACTCTGTTAGTTTAAATTCTTGATAGTCAGTAATTATAATACCACTATCTGCATTTAAACCTTCATACCAGTCTTTCTTATCAGAGTACCATTGTATAAATTCTTTTAATTCATTAATAAATATTTTCTCTTTAGTTTCTTTATCTAATATTCTCCACGTTACTATAACCAATGGAGTCCAAATATAACCCTTAATATAAATTCGTTTATAGATTCTTCTTAGCCTACCTCCTGACGCTCCGTTGTTCCAATTTTTAAAATTTAATGTAATTGTTTTCATAATTCTATTTCGCCTATAATTAGTGAGAGGGACTTTACTCTGTTAATTTTTTAATTCTATCTGATATTATTTTCTCAATTTCTTTTTCAGCTTCCTTCCTTAATTTCTTCTTCTTCTTTCTTGGGGAATTAGTGTAATTCGTTGGAATTAAACGACCCATTATGTCTATTGGTATTGTTATCTTCATTCTATTTTGTCTTTTAAAGTCGTGAATAAACAAGACATATTATATGCAATTACATTCTTTTGTTTACTTTTCACCTTATTATATTTACTTACATATACTTATTG